CAAATGACCTCGACAGCTTTGACGGAATTGTGTGATTGCCCTCATTGCAAAGAACTAAGAAGGCAACAAGCTAGACATGGGAAATGGCAAGAATTATTGCTACATATAAATAAAAACGATGAAAGAAGCAGACGTACCTCTTGATTTTTCGTTTGTATTAGAACTAGCTCAACCTCCAAGTTTGGAAGAAGAACTGCATTTAGAAAAAGAAATAAGATCTATTAAGGTTTCCGATGATATTGAACGAGTTAAAAGATATGCAGAAGATGTTGCAAGACAAAATCATCAACAAAGTATTTTTATTGCTGGATGTCTTACGAGGATTGCAGAATTGCAAACATTAGTTGTTAGAAATATGGATAAACAGCCTAAAGAAAGCAAGAATTTGCTTAAAAGAATATTAAAGCTAGAATGAGTCTGGAGTTGAGACAAGGCTCCGCAACAGAGAACAGAACCTCTTGCTTCAGATCCCCAGAGCAAGAGGTTTTGTTGTCTAAGCAGACTGTTTGAATTTAGCGTTAGGTTTTGCTTTTATCTACTTAAATTTTTAAATCGTTGTTTTTCGACAAATAAAGTTGAACAAGTTTCTTTTTACTGTAATGAGCTTGAGTTTCGGCTAATGCTTTTAATTGTTTAGAAGGAAGCATTTCAAGAAATCTGGCGAATCCTTCATAAGGCTTAGGACTTCTATAAACGAAAGGCGAACCAAGAAAATCAAGGAGCCTCTTCATCTTTTTTCTTTGCTTGTGTGGTTCGTATCATCTTAGATAAAGCTCTTCCGTCTGTTCTGTTTTGTATTACTTGTTCCCATTCACTTTTATCTTTAGCAACAGCTTCAGAATAAATTTCAGGGCCGTATTCATTTCTAAGAAATTCGTAAATAATGTCTCTTAAAACGTCAGATCGTTTTTTATCTACTTTTTTAACATATTCAGTTAGCAGTTCTCCACGGTGAGGTTCTAAAAGAATATTGATATGTTTTCGACTTTTCCCAGGGTAATTAGTTTTATCTTTCATTTTAGTTTTACTTTATTATAGAAAGATACTAGCCGATTATCAAAGAACATCACATAACTGAGCTTCTTCTATCGAATTATCCAAAGGGACTAGAGTCCATTCAATAGCATCATTACCTTGAATATATTCAAGTACGTTTTCCTTTGTTATTGGATCGTCAGAATGTAAAGGCCAAATAAAACTAGCGTAGCACCTACCATGAGTCCATTGCTCTGGTTCGTATTGCGTAGCATGATAAGCAAGAATTGAGTCAGAGACTTCTGCTTCGATGTGCATTATTTCAGTTTCAGGATTCCATTCATAATGATAAATCTCATAAACTTCAGACATTTTACTTTCCTAAGTAATTCTTCTATGAGTATAGCATAGAATTATCAAATAGGAAGCTTCGCGCGTGGGGATATATCAAAATGTGTCCTACGAACCAAAAACATAGTTGCTACCTGCGTTTATCGATAGGACAACCCTATGGGACACTTTTATTGTGTCCTATCCAACGAACCAATAGGACACTTTTCATTTGTCCTATCCATGTGTCCTATACCAGATCCCGTTCCAACACTAGGTTTTACCCCTGATGGGACACTTTCTTGAACCTCTCCGCGCGCGAGAACAGCTTTATATCTTATTGGTTCGTGAGATTCAACTTCTATCAAACCTCTTTTATGAAGTCTTTGAACTGATTTTCTAATAGCTGCTGGTTTTCCATTGAGTATTGGATCGTCAACTAATTCACTAGCAGTACGCGTAGCTGGATATATAACTCTCAATCTTTGAAGCACTCTTCCTGTAACAGAAGTTGGTGCTGGATCGTTTTCTACTTCTGGAGTGTGATCTGCAATTGTAAAACTTAAATCCTCTTCCATTCTCATAATCAGTTGAGAACCTTCTCTGCCTGATCTTGACTTTTGGATCGTGATCAACCTACTGAATTGCCCAACCCTTTGAGCTTCTTCTTCTGTTGGTTTTGTAAGTGACCAAACTTCATCAACAGCATCACGAATAGCAGAAGTACCTCTAAAGCCACCGTTCTTATTAGCGTGATGAACAATCAAAATTGTTGTTTTAGGGAACAAGTTTCCATTGTTTCTAGTTAGCCAATAGAGAGGAGTTGCAAAATCAGATTTATTTTCATCAAACGCCTTGCCTCCACTACAACCAATCAAAGAGTCAATAACAACAAGCTTTGGCTTGTGTTGCTTCATGACCTTTACAAATTGGGCATAGCGTTGAAGCTGCCAATCAGTAAAGATTTGAGTGTTTTCGTTAATTGGATAGTCAACTTCTTCCAATTGTTCTTTGAGTTGAGTTAGCGGTTGATCGCCATTCAATAAAAGAACTTTGCCTTGCTCTACTGGTAAAAGATTTCCACGAACGTAAAAAGGAGATCCAGTAGCAATATGTTTTGCTAACGACCAAGCAGACATAGATTTACCATCACCTCCAGCTCCATAGATCAAAACAACTGAAGGGCTAGGTAAAATATCAGGTATTAAATATTCACGTTTAAGATCCATATCCATCAAATCTTTAACAGAGAACATCCCTGTTTGATTTTCGTATTGAAGGTTATCGACAATGATTTTTTCTAATTGTGCTTGATCTCTATAACCAGCCTGTAAAGAAAGAGTATTTAGCTTGTAATTAACTTCTGCTGGATTAGGCAAATCAAGAATCTTATTGGCACGTTTCATCGTTTCCTCAAAGGGAAGCGTTGATAATCGTGTTTCTTGAATCTTCTTCTCTTCAGCCTCTTTAACGATTGCAGCGATGTCTGGTTGAAACCTATGCCTCTGTGGGTCTTCTTTATCTGCTAACCAGATCAAAGTACCTAAACCAACTCCAGAGCCTTTAAAGGAGTACCAGGGGCCAGTACAAGGCGTATGGTGGTCATCAGCGTCTTCCCAGTCTTTAGCGTATTCATTATCTTGGCTCGACCAGTGTGACCAAAGAGCCAAGCCCATGTCGTTTGGTAGAACGGAATGAATACACATTCCGATTTGAATCCAATGATCTCTATTGCCTTGCCCTTTATGACTAATGACTTGTAAACAGTCACCAATGATTTGAGCTATTTCATCATCAGTTCTATCTGAGAAATCAAGATCCTTTCTGCTTTGAGTCACCTTTGGAGGTGCTTTCATCTCAGCTATCAACCAAGCTGGTGCATCAGGGATATGCCTTAAGTCACCTTCAAGCGTATAAAGCCCTTCTGGGGTATTGGTTCGTGCATGACCTGGATACGCACCAAGAATTAAACCTTGCCTTCTATCCCAAAGAATTTCGTATTCACAGCCTTCATCTTTTCTAAGTCCATGACCTTTAACGTCACTCCAAAGGTTTTCAGGGATTTTAAAAATATATTTAGCAGCGTTTTTCTTAGTGCTAGTAATCTTTGGAGCACCTTTTAATGTGTGACCCCATTGTTTTTGAAGTTTCTTTAAATCTCCATCAACATCCAGAATTACAATTCCTTTACCACGGATACCTGTATAGATTCCAACAGCTTGTAAGTTGTTGTTTTTGCGAAGAGCACGTTCAACATCAGCAGGGCCAAAGTCTCTGTCCCAACTCTCTTCTAATGGATTTTTACCTGTAGCCTTACGGCCTGAGATCATAGTTGCATTCTTCTTATATATTGGAGCGTAAACAAGCCCTTCTACTAAGAAATTTGCAAGATTTAAGTTTGACATCTACAATGAATTACAAGAACAGTATGCACCCCTGACCATTCATTTGGTTGGGGGTGTTTTTTAGCATAGCTTAGATGACAGATCCGTAAGCATGTGTTAGGATAATCACGTACAAAAATTAATTTGTACAGCTAACAGCCAGTTTAACTTTAAACTTACTAACTGCAAAAATCAACATGAAATTTTCAGCAACAGCCGAAAAAGAGTATCAAAAATCTCTTGATGCTCCAGAAGGAGGATCAGGTAATGATCGTTATTTTCGACCTAATCAAATTGAAAACAATGAGGAGGTTGAATTTATATTTATAGATGAAGATCCTCTTGAGTATTGGCAAGTATTTGGTGAATCAATTGACGATGGAAGCAAAAGGCCATTCAGGTTTCCATTGGTTGATGAAAATCCTCCAAGTGATGAAGACATTCATAAAGAAATGGGTGGTACTTTCAGGAGAACAAAGTGTCTATATGACAATGCCAAGCAGGGATTAAAGGCAAATATCTCTGATAGTCCAGCCGTACATTGTTATGTTTGGCCTATATATAATATTGAGAAAAAGACCATTCAAATATTTGAAGTTAGCCAGCCAAGTATCTTCAAACAAATAAAAAGAGAAACAGGTCTAAAAAAATATCGTAAAGGTATTGGTTTGACTTCTGATTTTAGTTGCACTTTACATAAAGTTGTAGATGGAGTAACTAAATACACATTCAACATCATGGATCGTGAAGAAGGATTTAATGTTGCTCTTGTAGAAGAAGAGTGGGAACAGTTAGAAGATAATGGATTTGATATAACTGTATTAATTGGTAACGGAGATCCATTCAATCCTGAAGGAGACTCCTAGATTTGTAGTGGGTTTATTGACTTAAGGAGCTTATTACTTAAGAAAAATTAACTGCTCGTTTCTTGACGATCAACATTTACGGCAGAGGTGTTTTCGAGTCTCGACCACTCGGATCAATAGAAACAGTAAAGAGTTGTGTAATGCAGTAGAGGAGCCGCTTCATAATGTTCTCTACAAGTTAATTTCACAGTAAACCCACTATTTTTCCATTCACTATGACTTATTACACATCTGCAACTGCTAGCAATCCAAGACCAGTACCAAAGCTTCATTTGTTTTGGGTTTGCGAACCAAACAAAAAAGGTTCCAACATTAGAGTTTGGGGCATTAGTAAAGAAGAAGCATTTAACAAACTAAAAATAACGTATCCAACAGCTTCTATTCTTTGGAAAAAAGAGCTTTAAATGACAAAAAAGGCCATTCATGTTATCTTCAGCATGGAAAGGTATAACTATTTATGTCATTAGTAATAGATGTTAATAGTAAGCCACCTGTAGCGGTAAGACAAGATGCGTTAGCTTCACTACGATCTAGCTCATTGGAGCGTGATGATTCTGGTGAATTTCGGATATATACAGATGATGAAGGGAATAGTTATTACAGTGTTACTACCATTCTAAGTAATACGGAACCCGAAGCTAAAAGACGAGCACTAGAGAAGTGGAAGTCAAAGCCAGGGAGTGCCGAAGATTTAGAAATTGCTTGTAACCGAGGAACGATTACTCATGAAAATTGCGAATACATCCTCAAAGTTGCATCAAAGATCAACATCAATATTTGCAACGCAAAAAATAATTGGAGAGTCTACGATGATGGATTGGCAAGAGGCCCAAAGGCAATCACAAAAAAGTGCATTCAAACTGCGAAAAGCAGACAGAATAAAGTCCATTGGACAGCTAGAAAATATGCGTCAGTATTGGCCGATTGGATAGAAGAAAACGTAGCGGCCATTCATGCTAGTGAATTTTCCATTCATCATCCGATAGGTTTTGCTGGACAGTCGGACGCTTTGATTGACTATAAAAAGAATGGAAATTTATGTATATTAGATTTCAAAACAAGTGGATCATTAAAACCAAAACCAGATGCTTGGCTAGATAATTATCGTTTGCAATTAAGTTCTTATGCGTGGGGATTGGAGCAACAAACAGGAATAAAACCAGCAATGGGGATAATAGTAATTGCCAGAGAAAATGGGTATCAAGTTGTAGAACTCAATACCCTTGAATTAGCTGGAGGGAGAATATTATTTGAGGAACGATTAAATCAATTTAAAGCTCAACTTTCTTCATAGTCTTCAAAAATCCAATCGTCCATTTTTTTAGCTTGAATCCCTTCTTTTAAAGTTTGTTCTTCTTTCCATTTTTCTAAATTTTTCAAACCAATTCTTTCTCTAAAATTATCTAAACAAAAAAGTTGTTTATCAAAAGTAGCAAGTAATTCATCATCAATTACAGGTAAAATAGTTTTCAATGCAATTTCTGTAACTGTAATCAATTCAGTTAAGAGTAGATAATCATCTGGAGAGAGATTAGAAACATTGGTTTCTCTAAATTTTTCCATGTGAACAGTAAGAACTGACTCTGCTCTGGAATGAACAAAGCCAATAATTTCAGCAGCAATTTCTAAAGACTCAGCAGAAGAAAGGTGATGATCAAAAATGTTTTCAGAATGTTTGTTCATCAAGCTTCCTCAGTACAACAAGGACATTCTGGAGCGTGAACAGGTCTACCAGAGAGAATAGAAACAAGAATAAGGACTGCAAGTTTTGAAGCAGGTTGTCTTTCATCGCAAATCATTACGGTTTCAGAGTTACCAAAATGAAGACCATCTTCAAAGCAAGCTACAAAGGTGTCATCATCATTTTTAACTTGAAGTAAACCAAAGCCTATTTTGTTTGGATCGTCTTGATGAGAGACATAAGAAAGTCTAAGTCCATCAGGATCTACGCCAGCAGCTTCAAGACCACAGATGATATGTTCTGAGAAAGAATGAGCGTTATCGCCAAGAGTAATTTTAGATTTGGTCATCTAATTTGTAGTAAAGGGAAATAGATTTAATACGATTAAAATTATTTTTAGGATTAAAATAATTTTCGTTATTAATAATTAAATCCTTGCAAGGACAAAGATTTAACCATTGTTCGATAGCTTGTTCAATGTTCATATCATCTCCAAAGTTTTAATAATTTCCTTTTTGATATAAGGAATTTGTTCATCTTGGTTCGTAGGCAAGAAGACAGTAATTTGCCTATCAGCTAATTCGCAGAGAACATCTAAAACTATTTCAAGTTTGTTTAAGGTGTTATCAGTCATGATTTAAGCTTCATTTTTTGATCGTAAGCTTGTTGCCATCTTTCATCAGCAGATAAAGGTGGTTCAGTAGTGTAAAAGTCTTCAATTTCTGCTTCAATGCCAGCTTCTATTTTGTTAATAATTTCATCTCTTTGTTTTGGATCGTTAAACTCTTCAACTGAACATTCTGTATAACATTCTGCACAGATTGATAAAGGATATTGGTAGATTTCCATATCATTTGGATAATTTGGATCGTGATAAAACAACCAATCGTAATCACCACCTACAACTAAAGTTAGTTGAGAATTGTCTTTAGGATTCCTACCAGAGCGTTCAGAGAAAGCCAAGTAAAAATTAGGGTTTTCAATTTTTTTAATTGAATTAGTCATTGCAAGCCTCTGGATTGTTTTCGTAGAAGTCATTAGCGGATTGAACAGCTTCTCTTAATTGATTGTCAGTTTCAATAATTCTGTGAGCAACAGAGACAACAACAGTACAAAATTCCATTTTTTCATCAAAATCTTTTGCTTCCTCTTTCTTTTTTAATAAAGTTTCCATAGCTCTAATAGCTTCCATACGATCAATCGTAAATTGATTACATTTTTCTAAATGAGATGAAGCTTGTTTTTCAAGAGGTGTCATTTTTTTGGATCGTTTTGTCATGTCAAAATGTCAGTTAGGATTTTTGAAGTTTTTTAAGTTTTTGTAGAAGTTCAGTTAATTCTTTAATTCGAGGAATTTTAGAAGGCAAGTCACCTTTATCATCAATAATTTGCTCCATTTCATTATTAATTTCGTCAATTAATTTCGCAGTAGTTTTACCGACCTTACATTCTCTTGAAGTAGGATCATTTTTACCAAAATCTCTTTCGTTATAACGAATCCATCTATAAGCAGTTCTTACAGAAATAGAAGGTATTTTTTTGTCTGGATCATCTGGGTCAACATCAGAATAATTTTCTAAAAGTTCATCAACTAAATCTTTCTTATGAACAGTTTTAATCGTAAAACCGTCTTCATCTTGAGCATCATTGTAAATTTCACAAATAATTGCATTAATTTCGTATTTGTTTGGTTCGTAAAGGTATTTCATTAGTCCACACCTCTACCAACAATAAATACAGGTTTAATCCAAGTTAAGACTCTTTGTTTTCTACCTTTACCTTGACATACATGTCTCATGTGACCTCTACGCCAATGAGATCTAGGAGATTTACCTTGTTCTGGAACGTAATCAGGTGGATACTCATATCTTATTTTCTGACCTTCATAACTTTCACCTAGCCAAGTTGAAGGTTTTGGTGGATTCGTATCATTAAAGCCTCTACCACCTAATAAAGGAGATTGTTGAGTTATATATTCAGGTTGATGATCCATTAGGAGGATCGAATTGGCTGCAATATTTAAAAGATTTTTACCAATAACTTCATTAGGAGCATCTTTCATTTTCATAAAAGTTTTTCCATCATTAACATCTTTAGGCATTTGTTGATCAACAGGTTTATTTTCGTCATAATCAAAATTTACATTTTTATCACTAACAATAATTTGCCAATCTCTAGTACCTTCTTTCCATATAAAATCTCCAATACACCAACCAGCTTGATTAGATAAAGCAATCATTTTAAAACCAGCTTCAAATATATTTAGTCTTGGATCGTCTGGAACATAGTTATCTCTATTTAATACAGCTTTAATACCTTGAACTGCTTTAGGGTGATCTTTCCAGCTATTCGCTAATGTTTCTAAAGTTTCTATATATGCTTTATGAGAGATAACAATTATGGTATAAAAATCATCAGTAATAGTATTATATTCATCGTTATAAGTCATCATAAAATTAGATACAGTACTTTTAGGTAACATAAAAGTATAAACAGGATATATATCATTAGGTGGAGCATCAAAACCTTTAAAATCTGTTCTTGCTAAATCTTCAGTAATTGCTCTAGTTAAATATATTGGTTGCAGATTAGAATGTAATAAAGCACTAGATAAAATAATAGTTTGTTCAATAGAGCTAAGTAAATGTAATTCGTCATCATTTTTTCTAGCCATAGTTTTAGCTAGATCTAAAAGCATTGGTTCGGCTTGAAATTGTAGTAACCAATTATTAACCCAATCCCAACTTGCATACCCTATAGGACTCTTATAATTACCAATCTTATGTTTAAATTTTTCAAATAAATATTTATCTTTAGAACTTTTATTCCAATAATTAATTAATGCTTTGGTACGTTTACCGTTTGAGTTTAAATAACAAAAATCAAAATTAACATCACCTAATAGTCCATGACTAAAAGATACTGAAGGATCATTGTGATTTTTAATTTTCTTACCATGATACCTATAGCTATCACGTCTTTGGTTATGGAAACCACCTTTAGGAGGATGAAATTGTGAAGTCATTGTGTAAACTCCCAACTGCCAACAGTATTACCGTTTAAATCTCTTATACGGCCTTTCATATTCTCTTGTGGTTCGATATAACCTATATCCTGTAATTTATCTGAAATAGATCCTAAGATCCTACAGATTTCTATGCCTGTAAGATCATCATCAAATGCTGCATTATCGCAGTTAATAGAAACATTGAAATTCATAATTTTTTCTCCAAAACAACAAGTCTCTCGGCTAAATCAACAGTAAATTCTTTGATTGTTTCAAGCATTTCATTCATGTTGGTACGTTCAGATTCAAAATTATCTCTTATATCAATCATTACATTTTTAGTAACTTTCGCCGATTCAATTTGGTTATTTAAAATCATAACCAAAACATCATTAATCAAAGCATTATCAGCCTCATGAGCTTGTAATGTTTCAATGATTTTTTTCATATCTCTTTCCATAATTAGTAGCTCCTAGATACAAATTGTTTTTGCTCTAACTGGTCATAAATATATTTTCCGTTATCAGTTAATGATTCATAGCTATGGCACATACTTGGCCTAAACTGTAAATTTTCTTCTATTCTGCATCTACGGATGTAGTTAGGATGAAACATTCCATCGTAAAAATCAGTAAACCAAAGGTGGTAAGCTTGAACGATGTCAAAACGATCAAAGTACATAATTAAGAAGCTAGTAAAGGTGAATTAGGTTTAATTAGAATTTTGTATTCCCAACAATCACAAGCTAAAACGCCAACATTGCAAGCATCGTGATATTTCATAAATGACGATTCAATGCAAGCATTTTCATCGCTTGGAACGTCAACACAACTAAAATCAAGATCATCTTGCCAATAATCAATAAAACGATTCAATTCAGATTCTTCTTGTTGAGTTAAACCTGAATAATCGCCATTAACTAAAGCACTGCCCCAAAAATTTGGTAGATGTAAAGATTGAAATTCCATTAATCGACCTCACTTAAAACAGTTAAAGCTAAATTTTCCCAGTATGTTGTTTCGTCATACCCTAAACTTTTAATTTCTTCAGTCCAAATAGGAATATGAATACCTATGCCCATAAAAAATTCTTTTAAAGCATATATAGCTCCATATTTTTCATAGTCATAGCTTTTGGAACGTAAAGCAGTATCTAATAACCACCTAAAGGACTGAATTTCAGTCCAATTAGGGTTATAAGAATCTTCTTTCTTGATAGCGTCAAGAATGATATTTTTTAAAGGAGTCATAATTTAACTCCTAGATCTCTAAGCTTGACAGGAGAAAAATGTATTTCTCTTTCAATGCCTAGCATTAATTGAGGATGTTTAACTGCTTCCAGTTCTGCTACTGAAAATTCTCCAAATTCGGGAAAATCACCTTCAACATATCCAAAACAGTTGTTTGTTTTTGGATCGTATTCTGTTACATACCAAGTCCAGCTATTCCAAGGGCAAAAAAACTTAGCGTAGACAGTAGCGTTATCGCCTTTACCGTCCTGAGAATATAAGGGTGGAATTTTCTTTTTTAAGGTTTCAGTTAAAAGTTTCATAAGTTGGATTCATAAATTAATAATTATATGATAACCTGATATTGTCAAAATAACAAGTAAAGTGTCACAACTAAAAAAATTCATTCATGACCACGGAACCGAAGCTCTAAAATTGGAGCTTCAAAAAAAAACATTCATGACTAACTCCCCAGAACGCTTAACGCCATTCAACTCCTTAAATGACATTCAACAGACTGAGTGGGATTACATACTTAATGACGAACTAAAAGAAAAAAATAAATTTCTATTTCAAAAATTAATGTTAACCCGTCTAGAACTTAAAAAATTCCATTCATGAAAAAAGCCATTCATAAGCTTACTGACTCCTAGCATCCTTCACCCCTAGCTGATTTTTTTTTTTTTTTTTTTTTTTTTTTCAGAAAAATTTTTGAGAAAAAAAAAGTTCTGAAAAATATCAGAACTTTTAATTTTAACTTACTTAAAAACTTAAAACAAGATTACAAGGCATCCAACATACCTAATTGGTCGAAATCTTGTAAATCAGTAACTAACCCGTCAAAATCTTCATTAGGCCCGAGAATATCGCTTAACAGTTCAACTGCTTTAGCTGGATACTCTTCTTTTAAACTTTCCAGATAATCGGCTCGATCCTTGAAACCGTTATTTGTGTATGGGTTTGAAATTGTCATAATAAAAAAATTAATTTGGAAAATATCCCTAGTGACTAGCTAGGGATTTATTTTTGTTAATCAGCTCCGATACTCATAAGAGTTAAAGTGTCCTTTATTCTTTCTGGAATTTCACTAGGGAAAATATCTGAAAGATAAGGAGCAAAAAACTTACGCCAGAACTTTTTTGATTTCCTTTTATTGGAAAGATGACGGTTAAAGAATCCTGTGGGAGTCCCTCCCCTAATCTGTAAATGGTCAGAGTAAAGAACGTACATCAATTGCAAGATTTGAAATCTTGTAATTTCAACTTCGTGGATTCCGTCCAGATGCTCGATAACAACCATTTCGCTTTTTGGTTCGTAAACTGTGGAAGTCATTTTCTTATCCTACAAGTGGCAAAAGTTCATCAAAAAAAGACTGATCTTTTTTTTCTGCTGCTACTCCCTCTAGCCATTGCGTAATATGTTTTTGAGTTGTTCTACTGTGATTAGTAGAAGTTCGCACATAATCGTAATTGGAGAGACGAGCTGCAACCACTGTTTCATAAGATACAAATAAAATAGTAACGCCATCCGATAGATGAACCTCACATTTATTCGCGCCTAGCTGTTTGATCTTGGTTCGTGACATAATGAGAAAAAAGAAAAATTATCCCTAGTGACTAGCTAGGGATTTTAAAAGTAATAACCTAAAGACTGAGGCTTGATCCATATTAAGTGAATGAGCAATCTTTTTTAATTGCTCTTTTTCGTAACTGTTTAGCATTACTTTCACTTGATAGTTTCTCTTACTCATCTTTAACCGATCCGCATTTCCACAAGATCTTTATCAAGATCCTCTAACTCTGCTGGATCGTATCGCTTGACTATCGCTACCAACTTTTGATAATTGGTAGGATTTTGTCTAGCTAACTTTTTTAGAGCTTCGGTAAAATCAATCTTGATAGCGTCCTCATAATGATATGAACCGCTAGTGGAATTAATTACAACCCTTAAGAAAGAATTTTCTAAGTCAAACTCATTTAGATCTTGTGAGACTTCTAAGCTTGACTCGTCATCTTTTCCTTGCGTCTTTACTGTCGCTCTGTACTCTGTCGTGTCCATAATGAGAAAATGAATGAGTAGGATTTTGTTTGTATTCGTTTAAGCTACGCCAGAGGCTGCTTGAGCTGTGGTGCTGCTTGTGTCCTCGTTTCTCAACTGCTGGAGTTGATGAAATAAGACAGAATACTTTAGGTTTTCAAGGTTCTTGATTTGATGTTTTGATACTATCTCTGCATCAACTGTATTCTACATGATTATTGTAGAAAAGTAAACCACCCAACCAAATTAATTTTAAAAATTATTTTTTCTATCAGATTATTTTATTACTCAGAGTCGGCAATAAAAAAGTAGACGTATTGCCGCCTTAATTAAAGACGTCTACCAAAAACCTAGCTATACGTCTACTAAAAAGTAGGGGTTATGTAGGAAAAGTAGACGTATTAAATCAGTGGCCGGGGTAACCTGTATATATATCCGAGACCAAGCTCTACGTGGGTATGCTAGATTATGATAGATCTTGTTTAGATTCAACTTTTATTGATAGTTCAGGAGCTTGGATACTTACGTGTTCTACGCTTTCCCCTATAACTTTGCCGATAGAATCCAGTACTTGAGCAGCAGTTTGTAATTGCCCCTTCCGTATCGCTTTTTCATAAAGTCTAAGTCTTGCTGCTTGAAGACGAGCCAACATATTTTCTCTATCTTTTTGCCAATCTTCATTATTCCAAGAATTAACTTGTTTCCAATCACTCCAACCTGTTGCTTCAGAAACACCTTCTTTACTTGCATGATCCAAAACAAGTTGTCTAGCTGGTAAACCTTCCAACTGCCTTCTATAAAGTCTTTGTTGTCTAGCCTCCACAACTAATCTAGGACTTTTATTTCCGACAGTTCGTCTAGGCTTCTTTGTTTCTGGTACGGGTTCAGCATCAAAGCTGTTAAGGCATGAATCGGTCACGGACGCAACTCAAAATAACGTTATTAATAGGATAATAACCTTTTACAAGCGTTTTGGAGTAAGAATAGGGGGGTATCTATCAAAATCTCTTAAAATTAATACCTTATGGCTGTAAAAACCGCACCAGAAATAAATTTAAGATGGGCACAAGGCGAAGTATTTAATAGTGAAAAACGCTTTCGAGTATTAGTAGCAGGTCGAAGATTTGGCAAATCATATTTAAGTTGTATCGAACTTCTTCGTGGAGCGATTAGCAAGCCAGGCGAAACATTTTTTTATTGTGCTCCGACATATCGAATGGCAAAAGATATTGCATGGAAAGCATTAAAGAAGCTAGTACCGAAAGTATGGATTCAAGCCAAGAATGAGACAGATTTGAGACTAGACCTTGTCAATGGATCAAGTATTGAGTTGAAGGGAACTGAAAATGCGATGGCATTGAGGGGCCGAAGTTTATCAGGTGTTGTATTAGACGAAGCTGCATTTATGGATTCTGAGGTATGGTTTGAGGTAATAAGACCTGCGTTAGCTGATAAGCAAGGGTGGGCATTATTTATTTCAACTCCTGATGGTACGGCTAGTTGGTTTTATGATTTATGGTGTTATTGCAAAGAAGATCCTACAGAAGAGTGGAAAAGGTGGTGTTATACAACAATTGAGGGGGGAAACGTACCAAAAGAAGAGGTTGAGGCAGCTAGAGCACAATTAGATGAGCGTACATTTAGGCAAGAATTTGAAGCAAGTTTTGAAAATTTAACTGGATTAGTTGCAATTAGTTTTGGTGATGACAATATTTCAACAGTTGCAGAAGATATAAGTATTGCGCCATTGTTGTTAGGGGTTGACTTTAACGTAGATCCAATGTCAGGGATATGTGCGGTAAAGAAGGACGATACGTTATATGTTTTCGATGAAATAATTATGACAGGAGGGGCTACAACGTGGGATTTTGCTGAAGAAGTTACACGCCGTTATGGAATAGATAGAAGGGTTATAGCGTGTCCTGACCCTACTGGAGGAGCACGTAAGACTGCTGGTGTTGGAGCGACAGATCACAGCATATTGAGAAGAAGTGGATTTAATGTATCTGCACCAAAAGCACCGTGGAAAATTCGAGATAAGATTACAGCAGTTAATACAGCATTATTTGATGCAAATAGTGTTAGAAGAACATTTATTCATCCAAGATGCAAAGAATTAATTAAGTCATTGAGGACGTTAACTTATGCCCCCAACACAGGTCTACCGAATAAAAATCTTGGTGTTGACCATGCTTTCGATGCTTTCGGCTATTTATGTTTACAACAATTTAATTTAGCCAAACCAGAAACCCTTGGACAGACAGGTTACAGGATCTATTGAGTCATTTAGACTGTAAGCAATGTTAAGTGTTTTAAAAGTTAG